GCTACGATTCCTGTTGGATCTTGTGCCATATTATTTTTTCTTTGGTGGGGCTGCGCGCTTAACAGCGTAAGCAATTGCCACGGCCTGCTTCACAGGTTTACCAGCTTTGACTTCAGCCTTCACGTTTTTGCGAAAAGCTTCGGGTGATTTTGACTTGACAAGCGGCATGTTAACTCTCCGTGTGGAAGATAGCGTAGTTCAACTTAATCGCTTCGCTGTACGCATTGTTTGTCACGTTTTTAATTTCTACGGTAAACGAGCCGTCACCAATGGCCGAAATAAAAGCGTTGTACGCGCCTAAAGTACCGCCAGATGCAACGCTGACCACCACCACATCTCTGGTGCTGACTGTGCTGCAATTAACTACAAACACGCCGCTGGCGCTAGGGGCCAGTTGGGACGCCGCAGTGGTAATTTGACCAGAAGGCGTGTTAAGTGTTACCGCTGTGTTTTTATTGTTGCTTTGAGTTACCGTGCCAAAAGCGCTGGACGCATAACCAATCGTGCCAGTAGTAACGATGTCGGTGGCTTTGACAATATCGGCGTTGATGATGTTTTGATCTTCATACGCTACGCCGATTGGTTTGGTATTTGCCATTTATTTCTTCTTCGCAGTTTTAGCTGACTCTTTGAAAGCCTTGGCTGTAGGTGCGCCGGGGGTGCCGGGTTTACGCATTTTTTCTTTTGAGCCAGCGGCTATACGTTCACGTTTTGCGTGAATATTTGCGTAGAGTCCAGGTTTAGTGGCCATGTTAGCACTTCCATCGTTTAAGGGCTGCCTTAGCGCGTTCGCCGTCTTTGGCGTTGGCCGCTACAGCGCCCATTCTTGCACAAAATGAATCCTTGCGGCCTTGGTCGGCCTTAGTCTTTGGATTAGGTGCTGGCGCTTTAAGGTTAGAGCCAGTTTCACGGTTGTACTTTTCACGGCCCTTGGCTGTCAAACCCGCGCCCTTGGACACTGGTAGTTTTTCACCACGACCGACAGATAATGAAACGCTTTTTTTCATGACCCCATCCAAGAAGTTGTAACTCCAGCGCTGCCAGAAAAAGATCGGCGCTTAGTAGCCTCATTGTACTCTCTGTGCGCCACAGGAAACGCAAACGTAACCGCAATCGCATCCGCTGCGTCTGGTGAGGCAAGACCGCGCGATTTCATGTCTTTTTTGGACTCCAAAAAGATTGTTCCACGTGAATCAGGCTTCATCATAGGCGAAATCAAATCTGTTTTCAAGAACCGATCGTTTGGAATAGCAGCAGTTTTTAGCCATTCCCGCATATCGCCCCACATCTGCGCCCGCATATTACCGTACATGATCGGGTTTTTGGACTTATTGCCAAAGTTTACGCCCTTGATCTTGTACCGCTGCTCTTTCAGTCGGTCGACAATCCCCGCTCCCAGCCCGCCTTCGTCGATAACCACCAACGTGGGCTTGAATTCCTCAATCGCTTCAATCACATACCCCACCACCGTCATGGTGTCGTCGCCCCGATGCCGCATTATCTTGACAATATCGCGCCCTTGCCTGACAGCTATCACGGTTGCGTCCGCACCAAACCGTGCGGGGTCTACGCCGATCACAATCGGCGCGCTTAAATCCTGGTATTTCGTCCTGGCCATAGCGTCGTCCACTAAGTTAGCCGAAATAAACTGGTCGTCGCCCGCGTTGGGAAACTGACCGTACACCTCAACGTGCGCCTGCGCTGAGTCTGGCCCGTATTCGTCAATAATGCGCTGATATACCGCCTTGTCGGTGCCCTCGACCGTGCGGGCGTCCACCACGCGGGTTGTCCAAAAGTCTCGTTTACTGTGGAAAGCCTCGTAAAAATACCCCGTGTTGCGACGCGGGTTGCTAAAAGCCATCCAAAAGCGATTCGGCGTGTTTTCCGTAAAGAAACCGCCCGTCACCGCCCAAATTGAGTCGTCAATACCAGACGCCTCATCAAAAATCACCATCACACCGTCAAAGTTGTGCACACCCGCGTACGCGTCGGGGTTCTCCGCTGACCACAGCCGCCCTTCGACGCCCCAGTAACGTGTGCCTTTTTTCAAATCGCGCTCGACTAGCTCAGTCAACCACTTGGCGGGCATCACTCTTGTCGCCGACACCTCAAACCAGTGCGAGTTAAGCGCCATCGCCAACCACTTTGTGATCTCGGCCCAGGTGATTGAGCGTAATTGGGACTCTGAGTTAGCCGACACAATGGTCGTCGAGCCGATTCGCGTGGTCATCATCCAAATCACCAACCAACTGACCAACGCCGACTTGCCAATACCACGGCCAGACGATATGGCTTCTTGCAATACGCCAAAATCCAGCTTGCCTTGGTTGCGCTTAATGTGCTCCGCAATATCCAGCAGCACCTCGCGCTGCCATTTGCGCGGGCCGGAGAAGTTTTCCAGTGGTGTGCCCTTGACGCCCCAAGGGAAGGTAAGCATCACAAACGCCAGCGGATTGTCTTTGATCTGTGGACTCCACAGTCTAGCCATTAGTTCCTGTTCATCTTCAGCGCTGTAGATGGTGCTCTGCATTTGTTGTTTCTAATGTTGGACTCGGTTCATGGGCCAATACGTCAATGACGCGTGACTCTGCTTGGCGCAACGCACCTAGGATTGATATGCGTTGGTCGACGTCAATGCTGATCGACTGCTTGGCCACCCAGCCGTGCGAGTGTTGCAGGATTGCCAGCGCCGCTTTGGCGTCGCCTTCTTTGGCCGCTTTGTGCAAGCACATCGACATTTCCAATTCGCCGTCAGCTTTTCCCTTAAGCGCCGCCATGTCTGCTATGGGGTCTAGCTCACACAGTTGGCGGTACTCGGTCGGCAACATGCCGGAGGCCAGCGCCAGCGCGTCGCCTTTGAGGCCAAGCTTGGCAGCTTCGTAGATTTTATTTAACCGCGCTTCGGTTGCGACAACCTTGCGCGGCTCAAATGGAAGACTGTGAAACATGTGCGAATTGTAGGCCATGTGGGCAATTTAAAAAATAAAAAAAATTGTTCATAAACCCTTCGTCACCGGCTGGCCCTGTCGTCGGCCCTGCCACCCCCCACCCCCCGCCCTTAAGTTAGTAAGTGCTGACTAACAACCTGGAGTTAGTGACTACTAACTTGCAGCAGATGTTAGTGGCTACTAACTTGCAGCATAAGTTAGTGCTTACTAACCTGGCCTCGGGGGCGGTGGTTAGTGGCTACTAACATGGCAGCAATTAGCAATGTAATACTTTAGGAGTGGGTCAAAGTGGATTGTCCACAAAAAACCCTTATGCCATAAGGCCAAACTGGGTTTGTGGACACTTTTTTTAGAAAACTTCGGTTTGTCTGTAAACGTGCACCCAAACTCATAATTTCACCATATGAAATATCTAGAAGACCTCAATTAAAAAATCAACATTTATGACCATATTGTCCACAAACCCTCCAACCCATTGATCTACATGACATTTTTGTGGACAATTTGGGGGTGATACAAACTGTCCACAACGCCCACAAATGTAAGGCATTCTTTTACATAGGGTTTTGGAGGGGTCTTGTAAATCAATGACTTACAGCAACTGGCACGATTCTTCCATGATATATATATGAGAGGGTCGAAAAAACGCTCTCAATCAATCAACTAAAGTAAAGGCGAAACATCATGACATTCGACTACAACAAATATTACCCAACCGAGGAGGCGTTCTCAAGGGCTGAGGTTGAGCGCATTATCACGCTCCATGACTTACCCCTCAGCGACGATCTGATCAAGCTTGCAAGGGCTTGCTTTGCGGAAGCCAAGATCAAAGAGGTGACAGCATGACGTACAAATACGAATTTCCCGATTTTGACTATGAGCTAACCATTCCTGAGGGATGGGTTGATGATTCATGGCATAACGATGTATGCCCCAAAATTTACAACAACGACAAATTGGTTATTTGGTGCGACTACCAAGACCCCGAAAAGCGTGAGCTAGGCGGCAGACAGTTCACTGTCTCTTCTTATATTGAAGATTCGTATGAGCATATTGAGCAATTTGACACCTTTGCAGAGGCTTTGGCCTTTTGCCAAAAATAACTGGAGCACATCACATGAGCAATTTATTCGAGCAATTTGAAGGCGCTGATCTTGACAGACTCGCCGACTGTCTAACGGCTATCCGCAAGGCAGGCTTAAAAACCGACAAATACACGCAAGCAGGGGTCAATCAGTCTAGCGGTAACGTGTGGGTGTGGTCTGAGGACTGGGCGGGTTGTGTAGCCTGCTCAATCAATTTCGACGTTGTTTGGGTTCACTCATGCCGTGAGTGCGGCGAAGAGTTTGAATTTGACACATACCAAGAATTGGATGACTTTTTACAAGATAACTGGAACGATTGCACTATGTGCCGCACCGAAGAGGTGACAGCATGAACTTCCGAGAATTCCTTGACGCTCTTGGCTTTGCTTTGTGCATCGCCTTTCCCTTTGTCCTTTACTTTTGGAACATGACACCATGAAAATCGAACTTAAAAACATTAAACACTCTGAGTTTGCATCTCAGGAAACGCATTGCTATCAAGCCACGATTTATATCGACGGCAAGAAAGTTGGCACAGTCGAGAACGATGGGCATGGGGGCTGTGACTCTGTGCACCCCTACCAAGTGGCGCAACAGATTGACGCATACGCAAAGACTTTGCCGAAGACTATTTGTAAATTTATCGACCCCGACACCGGCAAACCCGCCGAAATGGAGCAGAGCTATGAAACCATTTTTGGCGAGATCGTCAACAGTTGGCTAGTCGCCAAAGACTTAAAACGTGCATTGTCAAAGCGTGTCTTGTATTTAAAAGACGGCGACGTGTACCAAACCAAGGCGATGGCCTCCGATGCCCTTAAACGCTACTTGAGCGAGCCCAAACTGGGTACGCTGTACCAAGACAAGACGATTCTCAACCTTTTGCCTTTTGACCAAGCCTTGACCATTTACAGAGGAGCCACAGCATGACCATTTTTATCCTATTAGAAGAAGGCGATTTTGTCGCCGCCTACCGCTCACGCAAGGAGGCGGAGAAGTCTGCCTCAGCGAACGAAATGCGTAATTGGCACATCATTGAAACTACTTTAAAGGGGTGACAGCATGATTGAATTCACATACGAAACCACACGTTTCAAGGTCAAACCTGAGAACGCTCAGGCCATCCGAAACCTGGCAGCCAAGCCGCCAAAAATTAAAAACAAGGGTGATCGCAAGCACGACAGCATGAGGCGTGACTATCCTGAGTTTTACTTAGGCATGACTACAGAGGACTATTTGAACCGGTACGCATCGCTCAATAATCGTTTGACGTTAAGCCCTTGGGCGTATAACTACGATCTTCGCCTTGCGCCTACGCTTGACGCTACCCAGCCCGAAGTCGTGGAAGAGGTGGATGCGGGCTACATTGAGCCGGTCAAGGCCAAGAAGTTGACGGCGAAGCAAGCAATGACGCAAGCCCTCAAAGCCTTGGAAAAAGGCGACATTGACACCGCCCAATGTATCTTGGCGGAGGGGTTGAAATGATGCACCCTATATTTGAGCAAGCCCTAAGCCCTTGGATACCGCCTATGCCTACGCCTACCGACTTAGTAACTCGGGCGCTTATTTTGGCGTTGACAGCGCCGGATGCTGAGCGGGCGCAGGAATGCGCCGACATAGCTGAACGCTGGGCGCTGGGTTTGACTGACGCTGAGGTTGAGGCTTGCAAAGCTGAGGCGATGAAGTACGCCCCATGACCATAGCCCTTGCGGTCTTGCTTGCCGCTATACTAGCCGTTCTGCTTGGTCTCTAAGCAGTTGCCAAACCTCACAGCCCCCTCACGGGGGCTTTTTTTATGCCACCATATCCCTCAGTTCTGACTTGGTAGCTTTGGCAAGATCGGGGGCGCAAAAGATATGCTTCTTAGTGTCATTGTTGCGGGACTTGATGCGCCCACAATCGATCCATTTGGCTTCTTTGAGAGCGTGTAAGAGCGCCGCTTGGACGATCTTCACGCCGGTAGGGGCGTACCCTTGCAAGCGGTCGCAGACCAAGTGGAAAGGCGCCCCGACTACGCCTTTGGAGAACTCGCCTACGCGCCGCACCATTTGATCGACTAGGAACGACTCGGCGGTGCTCATGCCGTGCTCGACCATAATCAGCTTGGCCTCGGTGGTTGGGGGTGGTGCTGAGGGGTTCCAGCTTGACACGTCACGGGTGTGAAGGTAATGGGCAACGGCAGCAAAGCCGCCTCGGTGCTGATACCAGTTCCACAGGCTCACCGCATGAGCCTCTGATAGTTTAGGGGCGGCGCACCAAATGACGAACCACCGGCGGTCTTCACTGGGTAACGAAATGGCGACACGCTCATTGGAAAATGCAATTACAAAAACACGGTTCAAAGCGTAGTAGGGGTGCAAGCCCTTGCGGTTGACCATAAGCAATTCAGGGGGTGCAGCAATGATGGGCTTGAGGGTGTTTTCTAATGCTCGGCGGTCTTTGGCCTCTGCTTGTCGAAGTTCTGCAATTTCCATCACTTCGCATTCCAAAGCGTAGCCCCACTGGGAGCTAAGGTCTTCGTTCTTAACCAGTGAGCAGTTGGTCTTGGCCTCACCGCCTATCGCCCAAAAGAAAGGGGCGAAGAGGGTGTCCTTGCCACTGCCGTGGTTGCCGCCCATGAGGATGGCGTGGTTGATCTTATGGTTGGGAAACTGCACCTTATGCGCCAATGCGTCCAGCAAGTGCTTACGCTCAAACTCTTCGGGAACCATGCGCTCGACGTGGTTTAGCCACATAGACACGTCACCAGCCACCGGTGTTGGGCGGGCGTTGCGCCAACGGTTGCCGTAGACCAAGCCGTCACGGGCGACTAGGATGGTCGAGCCTGCAGCATAAGTAATGCCTGCCAAAGCCTTGGCTCCCTTGGCTTGGCGTAATTCGTCAAACGACGTAGCCGCCTCAATACGGCGTTTCACATTGTGAACTGACTTGCAGTCGATGTGCCGAAACAAGGCGTTGAAGGTATTGCGGGATAACTCACGGCGGTCTTGCATGTCAAAAAATGCGTCATCTGTTTGGATGTACGCAAACCGGCTCCACCATTCGTTCTTCTCAACACGGCCTAGTTCTTTACGCTCGACCTCAGCGATGACACGAGCGGCCTCGTCAGGGTACTCGGGTGTCGGCGTGATCTTAGACAGCGCCAAGTCCATTGCCTGCGCCAGCAATTCCTCACGCAAACCTGGTGTGTGGGCTGGGCCGTCATTGTCTGCCACCCACTGCAAAAACAAGCGGGAGTCAAAGTCTACACAATGCGAGTGTAGGCAACAGTAGGCACGATTGGCGGGCATATACCGGCCTTCGGGGTTGCCATCGCTGTGCTCTGCTGAGTTGGGGCAGATTACACCAGCCCAGCCTTCGCCGTTGGGTCGGGACAGCAGCAGACCCTGCTCGGACAGCCACGCCATGACGTCGTCGGCGCCATCGTCGGACAGCCTGATGGGACGCAGGGTAAGCGAGTCGGCCTCGACAGGCACTACACCCAAAGCGGCGCAGATGTCGGGCAGGGTGTAGTCGCGGTCGGGGTGGAACTCGACCAAGCGGGACTCAAACTGGTTGCGCTCAGGTTTTAAGTTAACCGAATCGGGAAGGCGAAAGTTACGCACTGGGTTGCAAGCACCTGGGTCGGTGTAGCCAGCGTCTGCAATGGCTCGGATGGCGGCGCTGAACTCTGCTTTGGTTGGTTGCTCACTGAAGACGTAGCCCCACTGGAAAGAACCCTCAGACGTTTCCATGATCCAAGTGGGCGCAAGCGGGGGCGTCTTGGACTTGGTGCCAATGTCGTCCAGCATCATCACTAGGATGTATTCGCAGTTGGCTGCGGACGCTGACACACGACCCTCGGTGAATCGGTCGATGATGAAGCTGGCGGTGTTGCCGTACCATGCTTGGCCTGCTTTGGTGCCCTTACTAGGTAGGTACGCTGGCCATGTGCACTTGACTGCGCCATCGGCGTGGAGTTGGATCTCGCCGTTTTTCAGTTGTGGTTTTTGATGCACAATAAGTGCAGTCTCGCCGGTTGGGGCGAGTTTTGTGATAAAGTCCAAAAAGTTCAAGTTAGTGCTCCCTTACAAGCCCGCCTGCCAGCGGGCTTTTTATTTGCCATATACAGACATGATCGCCACCTCTGCACCAAGGGGTAAACCCTTAGCCCAGTTAGGTGGCGTACACATCACACGTTCCAATCTTTCGGCCATTTCCTGTGGCCTGTCAGTTTCCAAAACTATCTCGTCATGCACATGAAGTACCACGTCATCAAGCTGGCGCAAGGCGTAGCGCAGTAAATCATTGGCGGTGGCTTGAGTGATATTCTCACACGCCAGCCCTTTCCACAACCTTGCGCGAGGCCATTCTTTTGCGTCTGCTGCCGGTTTCCAAGCGGCCTTGGCGTAGGTCACGCCGTCAGTTTCCAGCTTGGCAAAAGGGTAGCAAAGCACACGTCCGGAGGGCAGAGCATACCAAAGGTGCTGGCCGTCAAACATGTAGGTAACCCGCCCCACGCTGAACTCGTGGCCTTTGTTTCGCATGGCGCGGGTGTAGGCTTCTTCTAGGTTTTGCCAATACGGCACCGACCAAGGGTTAGCTCTGCGCCATGCGTCCACCATGCGCTTGGCGTCCGACTCGGGTAGGTGTACGCCATACACACGACCCATCGCAGCAAAGGCACCAATGCCACCGGCAAAGCCGCAGGCTAACTCTTGGACTTTGCCGATCTGGCGCTGCTCACCACTGACCTGATCGACGGCCACGCCGAAGGTGGCAGCGGCGTTGACCTTGTACACGTCATCCCCTTGGGCAAAGATGGCCAGCTTACGCTCGCCTGCCGCGCAGTTGGACAGCCACGGGTTGGCGCGGGCTTCGATGGACGACCAGTCGGCCACGACTAGGGACTTTCCCTTAGCTGGTATCAGTGCGGGCCGGAGCATTCCTTTGAGGACATCAGTAACGCGCTTTCCAAATTGAGGAACAATTGAATGGCCTCTGACCATTGCAACTCTAACGTCCTCGGGCGATTTTGCACACTTCCGAGTGAAATTATGAACTTGGGCTCCATAGCTTGAAGCTCTACCAGTGGCAGACCCTCCTGCGAATACGAAAGCACCTCGCACTCGGTGGTCTTCGACGTCTGCAAGGCTTGCAAGGCGGCTGAACTTCGCAACCGAAGACGCCCATAGGTCGTCAGCGCATTGGATGACCTCGGCAACAGCGGGCGGTATCTCATCGGCGTTCTCCATCGCAAGCAAGTTAGCCCGCACAGTTTTGTCAATCGAATATTTTTTCTCGCCGTCTTTGTAGGACTCCATCAGCTTGAGCGCTTGCGGCCCCACACGGTCGATCACCCACTGACGCATCTTAGGGGATCTAACACTGGTGATTTCGCCCTCAGTGACCTCAGCCACGATCTGCTCAATTTCGATCAACTCATCACTGGCAAACTTGACGGCTGCATGGCACAGGGGCACGTCCACCAACACGCCACGGTCGTTGATGCGCTCGTTGACGTGGTAGTCGGCCAGTTCATCCGCTGACAGCGGGCGCAGGGCTTTGCTGATCGAACGCATCGCCCGCACGTCCTGCTCACAATATTGGATCATCTCGGCCATGAGCGCGGGATCTTCTTTAAATGGGGGTATGCACAACAAGCGGATCAGTTGGGCACCACGGTGGTCTTTTTTCATAGACGCGCCAGCAAAGCGGCCAACGTCTTCCAGTGAGCCAGGCGCACAGTTGGCGCGGGCTTGCGAAGCGGTGCAGTAGAACTGCTCCAGCTTAAAATTTATTTGCAACACGTACCAAAAGATCAGGCGCTCAAAGGCCGCATTGTGGGCGTAGATCATGCCAGTGTGGTTACGTACTGCTTCGGGAAAGGGCTGGCTCGGTAGCCATGTCTGCACATCGCCTTCGCCAAAAACGTAGGACATGCACAGCACCTCGGTGCTGGCATCTTGGGCGTAGTTGTAAACGCCTGCGGTTTTTAGGTCGCAGGCGCTACGGGTTTCAAAGTCAACCCAAAGAGTCATCAGGCAGACCGACGACGACGGCCTGCTGCTGGCGCTTCAACCTTGGGGGCGGGCTCAGGCTCGCCTTCCATGCTGATCCACTCGATCACCTCAAAGACAGGCGTATAGATCTTGCCGTAGGACTTGTGGGCGTAGTGGTCTTTACGCAGACGCACAACAGCCACAGGCTTGGCTTGATCTTTCTCGACCTGTTCGGCCAAGGCGACTGCAATGGCTTGAACCGCTTTTTTACCGCCGACCGAAGTGGTGGTGTAACGCGCTTCCATTCCTTTGTCTTCGCCGCTGATGCATTTCAGTGACAGACCGACTTGAGTTTCCCAACCCTTCTTAGCACCTGGGGGCGCTTCGTCAAGTTCAGGCAATGGCTGGCTGACGCTGGCCATCTTCTCAGCCAACACCTCGCCATCGCCCCAAGCAATAAAGCCGTGGACAAAGGAGAAGGGGTTGACTGCCCATTTGCTGTCTTCTTCAACTTCGGTTTGATCTGCACCGAAGACCCAGTGGCCAGTCTTATCCATTTTCAGAATAGCTGTACCGGCTGGGCCGACATCGGATTGGATTGCCCGCAAAGCGGAAGAGAGGGTAGAGACTGCTGGCAAGCCAGCTTGAGAGAACGCTACTAGATTGGACATGATTTTCCTTTATTGAAGTTTAGAGAGGGCAGCGGTCAATTGCTTACCCAAGATCATCACTTCGGGGCGCGGGTCGTCTGCGCTTGCCAAAGTGTTACCCGAAGAGATGGCGACGACTAAATCGTCCGGCAGTGCCTGCTTGCGCTTTTTGAGCGCTTTTTCAGCCTTAGCCGGAGAGATTATCGAAGTCTCCATCACCTCAGATTCTGTCAGACCGTACGCAAACAAAGCGACCTTGGCCTTGTCTTCGTCAGTCCATTGTCTGATGGCACGTTTGGCCACCAGCTTATAGTCGGGGAGTCTTGCGCCTGAGTCAAGCATCTGCAACGCTAAGGCTCGCAAGTCAGTGATCCACTGCTCAAGCATATCAGCATTCTTTAAATACGCGCTGATTGTGGGTGCGTCCAAGCCGTCGATGCTGGTCTTTAAAGCGCGGTCTACTGCGCCGGTCATCTGTGGGCAGATGGGCTTGGCCGCGCACCAACGGCAGTGATCACCGATCTTCAGTTCAGCATTCGGTTGTTGCGCCAGCTTGACTGCTTTTACCAAGTCTTTTTCAAACTGGGCAATGCGAGCGGGTGTGGTCACCCAACGCTTAACTTGGGGTGGCTGGACAATCACGCACTCAATCTCTTCGACGCCATCAAACGCCCACTTGGTTTCTTCGGTACGCATAGCGGCAGCGGCATAGAACATCAGTTGTGGATTATCTTCTACCTCTACAGCAACGCCGTCGCCAAACTTCCAATCAAGTACAACAGCGCGTTTGCCGATACGACCGATAAGATCAGTGCTACCAAACACGTCAGGTAGTAAGTCGCCAAAGCCAACGCGTGTTTCAGCTTCAATTTCCATCTCCTTGTTAGGGTCAATCACGTCCAGCGCCGCAAGGGCTGGCACCAGCTTGTTGTCAATCAAGTCAAGCGTGAGCACTTGATCGTTGTACTTGGTGTGCAAAAACTCTTCAGGCTTTTTGTCCGACATCACAATCTCAGCGATGACGTTGTGCAACAGCGTACCCTCGTCGGCGTACTTGTTGCTGGGCTGGGGCGGCATCTTCTGCACTAAGGCTACTGAGCCTGGGCAGTTCATTACGCGTTTGGCGGTTGAGCCGCCGACAATATTACTGTGGTTCACTGAACTCTCCTTTAGTTGATTGAGACTGAACTATAGCACAAAAAATAAAAGTGTGCTAAACTTTTTGACATGAGAGAAAAAATAGTTGAAAATCATTTCGTATGGGCGGTTGAGCGCATTGGTGGCAAGACGTACAAGTTCACGTCACCAGGTCGCAAAGGCGTCGCTGACAGGATTGCGTGTCTGCCTGACGGCAGTACATGGTTTGTGGAATTGAAGACCAAGGGCGGCAGGCTGTCGGTGTTGCAAAAGATGTTCATGTCGGACATGGCTTTGCTAAAACAGAACTACGCGTGTTTATGGACGATAGAACAGGTGGACGGATGGCTAGCTACTACAACGAAATAGACCCTTACGCCGCGCAGTGGCTAAGGAATTTAATTGAGGCAGGACACATCGCCGCTGGCGACGTAGATACAAGGAGCATTGCAGATGTTAGAGCAGACGATCTTAAAGGGTACACCCAGTGCCATTTCTTTGCGGGTATTGGCGTCTGGAGCCACTCATTACGTCAATCAGGATGGGCAGACAGTCGACCTGTTTGGACAGGTAGTTGCCCGTGCCAACCCTTTAGTGTCGCCGGTAATGGGGAAGGCACAAACGACGAGCGCCACTTGTGGCCAGTCTGGTTTGAACTTATCAAGCAGTGCCGACCTGACGTTGTTTTTGGCGAACAAGTTGAAAGCGCAATTAAATACGGATGGCTCGACCTTGTTCAAGATGACTTGGAAAGAGAAGACTATAGCCTCGGGGCTGTCGGTATCCCTGCTGCGGGCGTCGGTGCGCCGCATATCCGACACAGACTGTACTTCGTGGCGCAGTCCTCAGAGATCGGACGGGGAAGGGGGCGTGATGGAGATACGCGCCGGTACAGCGGGCAAGTACAAACTGCGGGACGAAGCGCATCTAGCGAGTTGGCCGACGACCTCAACGCGGGATCACAAGGGCGGTTATGTGGGCGGTCGGATGAGGGACGGCAAGATCAGCACGGACACACTGGACGTTACGGCACAACTGGCTTTTGGGGAGCCGCCGATTGGATCGACTGCAAAGACGGAAAAACGCGCCCAGTTGAACCCAGCACATTCCCGCTGGCTTATGGGGCTCCCGCCAGAGTGGGACGCCTGCGCGCCTACGGCAACGCCATCGTTCCGCAAGCCGCGCAAGCCGTTATAGAGGCGTACCTTGAAACTTAGACCCTACCAAAATGAGGCGGCTGACTTTTTGTACGAACGCGACCGAGCCATGATCTTGGCACCTGTCGGCGCTGGCAAGACAGCCATCACCTTGACCGCCATGCAGGACATGCTGGCCGCTGGTGTGGCCAAGCGCTTCCTTGTTCTTGCACCCAAGCGCGTCTGTACCGACGTGTGGCCAGTCGAGCAACTCAAGTGGGCACCCAACGTACCGTTGGCCGTGGCGGTGGGCACACCTAAGCAACGCATGGCTGCGCTACGTTCTGACGCGCAGATTGTGGTCAGCAACTACGACAACATTGCTACGCTGCCCACAGCAAGTTTTGACGCTATTGTGTTTGACGAACTGACGCGATTAAAGAATCCATCAGGCGCACGTTTCAAGGCGCTCAAAATTGACCACATCAATATCCGCTGGGGCTTGACCGGCAGCTTCACCAGCAACGGCTTGGAAGATGTCTTTGGCCAATGCAAGATCGTTGACCAGGCGTTACTTGGCCGGTCCAAAGGCGCGTTCATGCAGCAGTACTTTGTGCTGATCAACAAAGATTTTGGTGAGTGGGCACCGCGTGTTGGATCGCTGGCCAAGGTCATGGAGCGCATCAAGCCCGCGACCTATGTTTTGGATGCGGGCGATTACAAAGACAAGCTGCCGCCCTTGCACGTTGTTGAGGTGCGGTGCGACCTAGACGACCGTGAACCCTACGAAAAGATGAAAAAGGATTTTCAAGCGCTGGACGTCACTGCGATAAATGCGGGTGTGGTTACCGGCAAACTGCAACAGATGGCCAGCGGGTTTGTGTACGACACACGTAGAACTGCCTCCGAAATTGCCGGTAGGTTTGATTCTACGCAAACCGCCGTGTGGTTTAGCTCTCACAAATTTGACCGACTTGAGGAGTTATTAGATGAAAACCAACATGCCAATACTATCTTGGTCTACCAGTACCAAGAAGAACTCGCCGAGATTCAACGTCGATTTAAAGTCACCACGCTGGACGACGCTGATGCAATCGCGCGATGGAATAAAGGTGACGTGCGACTGCTTGCCGTTCACCCTAAGTCAGCAGGCCACGGACTCAACTTACAACATGGAGGATGTCACATGGTGTTTCTGTCCTTGCCGTGGAGTTTGGAGTTGTACGAACAGACCGTTGGTCGTCTGCACCGCTCAGGCCAAGCACACGCTGTGTGGGTCTACGTGATGATGACCAACAAAACTATTGATGAAAAAATTTGGGGTGCGTTGCATGACAAGCGCGCCGTATCGGATATTGCAATGGAGGAACTGAAGTGAGATTAACTAATTGGAAGACCCAACTCAGGGCTGAGAAGTCTATCAACAA